ATTATCAGTTAACACTATAACACTAGCTAGTGATTTTGACTGCATAGACTGATTGTATACTCGTTGAATCATGGGAATTCCTGAAATCATGGCCAGTGGTTTCCCTTCAAACCTACTTGAATGATATCTTGCTGGAATTAATCCAACAACTTTAGTAGTTCTATCGGATTCTGTATACTCTTTTCGCATTTTACATTACCATATCCATAACTTGCATGGACAAAATCTATCCCAGCTCTCTCAGCTGCCTGTCTATCAACGTCCATATCTCCAACATAAAGTGTATCACTTGGGTCAACATTGCAGAATGCACAAGTGTAAAGTAGTTGGTCAGGTGAAGGTTTACCTCTTAATCCATGTTTAGGAGAACAGACATAATCAAACTTTGCAATTTTTTCTAGTATTTTGTTTGTTCTATCTATATCTTTAGAGGTGCAGATTGCAATCTTACGTCCTTTTACAACTGTAAGTGCAACAAGTAGTTCATGGACACCTTCAAATATCTTAATTTGGTCTAATAGTTCAATAGAACTGGTGTCATATGTCTTTTTTATCGTAGAAGTGTATTCTATACCCAAATCTTCTATGATATCTCTAAAAGGACGACCAATTCTCTTCTCATATTCCTCAAATGGAACACTTATATCGTGTATTTGACACGTTTTTTCCCACGACAGTCTCATATTTGATATAGAATCTATCAAAACTCCGTCTAAATCGAACATTATTAACTTTTTCATTTTACTAAGTGGTCTTCCGTCAATATTCTGAAACCATATTTTCTATCTTTGCAGTATTCACTTGCAGCCTTGAACTTTGCTTGGTTGACAACATAGGTTGCAACTTCATTTAAGTATCTTTTGGTTCTTCTTATGGGTTCCTTTGGTGGTTTTAGTTGTTTCTTTGGTTTAACTTCTATGATTTCTCGTATAGATTGACCTTTTGCATTCACATACTTTATATAGAAGTCGGGAAAGTATCTATGAACCTTTTTATCTACAGGTGAACGATAAGGAATGATTATTTCTTCACTTCCCCACTCAATGATACTAGGATTATTGTCACAATAAACCATAAATCGTCTTTCCCATAAGGAACGATAGATAATCTTTGTTGGGTCGCCTCTATATTTTTTATAGTTCTTTGGTTTAAACTTACCACTATAACTTTTTCTAGACATAAATAACACTAGTAATCATAATTTTAAGTATTTAGGTTTAAAAATCAATGGCATCTATCAACAAACTATTAGACAAAGTAAATCAAGCAACCAGTGCAGTTAAATCTCTAAAGGGGATTAAATCTAAACTCGAAGGTAAATCATATAAAGGAACATATGATAAAGACATGCTTGCATCAGAAAAAGCAAAAGCAGAAAAATTATTAGATGACAGACGTTCATCATTACAAGCAAATCTAGATGCATCTAATCAAGCTAGACAATCTGCAAGAAAAGTTCCTCTTACAAAAACTAGAGATTTACAATATCCTCTTGAAGCATTAGACTCATATATTATCTTTACAACTAGACCAAGAAAGAAACGAGAAGGAACAAAAAGTAATGAAGGTAATAATAAAAACTTATTGTCAAGTGAGAATGTTGCAATCGCATTATATGCACCCGAAAGTATAGACCAAGATGCAGACGTTAGTTGGTCAACAATGGAAATTAGTGCAAACAAAAGAAATCTAATCAATACCTTTAAAGGTGAAACAGGTTTTGGCCAAGCATTAGAAGAATTATTTCAAAGTGGATTAAATAAAATAGCTAATACTGCAACTGGTGGAATATCAAATTTCATTGGAGGTAAAGCAAAAAACCCTATGGAAGAACAAGTGTTCGAAGGTGTTTCCTTTAGAGACCATTCTTTTGATTATGAGTTCTATCCTAAAAGTAAAGACGAAGCTAAAATGGTAGAAGACATATGTTGGTCATTTAAAACTGCAATGTTGCCAGACACTTATGGTGCAGCTGAATCAGACGGAGCTGCAGAATCTTATTTCAATTATCCTAACATTTTTGATATTACTTATGAAGGACTCATTGAAAAGAGATTTGAGGATTTTTTACCTTGTGTATTGACAAGTGTAAGTGTTAATCATTCAACAAAAATGTTTGAAGATGGATATCCTGTTGCAACTGAATTGTCTTTATCATTTACAGAAATCAAACTCCTTACACAGGAAAACTATCAGACTATATCTAAAGCAAGTCCTGACAAATTTAGTAAAGAACAAAGAGACTTAGGTGAGGGTAGTGCCTCATTACTAGACCAACGAACAGGTGGATAACAATGGCGACTAAATTTTTTAAAAACTTTCCCGATATACAATACACTTTAGATAGTGGACGGGTTATTAATATTAAAGACTTCTTTAGAAAGTCTAAAGTAGACCAATCTGCAGTTAACAGTGTAATAGAATATGAATACTTTGAACTACAGGAAGGAGATAGACCTGATGTAGTTGCAACCAATCTTTATGGTGATTCAGATTTACACTGGACGTTCTTTCTAGTTAATGATTGGAACAACTACTATGAGTGGTGGAAAGACAATAGAAGTTTTGACCAATATATTAAGACCAACTATGGTGGTAAGTTTCTAACTGCACATCAGAAATCAGATATCGTAAGTGCAACAGGTAAGTTTCTTCTAGGGGAATCTGTATCTTGTTTAAGAGATAGTGTTCTTCATAAAGGAACAATAACAAGTGTAGAACCTCAGTGGTCAAGAATAGGTATAGAGAGTGGTGACTTTAGACAAGATGATGTTATCACGGGTAATATCAGTGGTCACACTATGACCATTAAAAATTCTATTAATCAAACAGACGGAACTGCATACTATTATGATGTAAATGGAAACAAATCAAATACCTTTGTTAATGGTATGTATGAAAAAACAATATATGATAGTGAATGGGAAAAGAACGAAAAGAATAGAAGTATCAAAATTATTAAACCACAATATATCAGAAGGGTAGTATCAGAGTTCGGTAAAGTAATGTCATCATGAGCAACTTAAAAGCAGGTGAGTTTTCGGTTGAGGCACTAGCGATTGTTAACCAAGAAGGTGATTCAATTGACGTGACCGACCTAACATTGGGAGTAGAACTCTTTGAGTCTATCTATAATAAATTCTGCACGGGTAATATAACTCTTTTAGACGGACTTAATCTTTTAACTAACTATCGTTTTACTGGACAAGAATACATTCGTGTTTCAATCAAACAGAAAGAAGGTCTTAATCAAGAACCCGAAAAGAAATTCACTATCGACAAAACATTTAGAATCTATAAAGTATCAGATGTCAAAAGAGCAAGAGAGGGAACTCAAGTATATAAATTAAGTTTTTGTGACCCAAGAATGTTCTTTGTAAGAAGAAAAAGAATGAGTAAGGTTATGAGAGGTTCTTATGACAGAATGTTGCAGAATGCATTGATAGAAGAAGCCAACCTTAAACCTTCAGAGTTCGATTGGTTTGAGGAAACTGAACCTAAGAATCTACAATTCATATGTCCCAATTGGACAGTTGGAAGTTTTGTTGATTACGTTGTTGCAGAATCTAATATAGGTGAAAATGCAGAATGGAAGAATGGTATGTTTTTCTTCCAAACACTAAATGGTGGTTTTAGATTTAGTTCTATTGACACTATGTTTAGTAGAGAATTTCCAATAGAGTTTTCATACAAACCAAGAAGTGGTGATTTAGAAACCGAAGACATTGATTTAAATGCAGCTGGTGGTTTAAACTCTATGATTAAATCGTATTACAAACCACAACAGTTTGATACACTTAGAGGAACAGTCGGAGGTGCATATGCATCTTTACAAAAAACATACGACCCAGTTAAGAAACAAGAATTAGATTTTGTGTATGACTTAGACGAAACAATGAAACGTGGTAAACACCTATCAGGATTTCCTTTAATTAGAACTGGTGATTATGAAAAAACACTTACAACCGAGAACATGATTGAAAGAACTAAGTCTCCTTCCGTGACAGAGATTGATATTGATTTATCACCAAATAAAGAATACGAAAGTCTTGTCATTTATGATAACACTACAACACACCAATTCGATAATGAGACAACTGTTAGTTCACCTGAATCATTTTCAGGTTTAAAATATGTTGATAATGCAAAATTAGAAAGACGTGCATTACTTGAGATATTACAACAACATAAAATTATTGTCACTATACCAATGAGAACAGACTTAACTGTAGGGAACGTAATTAAACTTTTAATTCCTCAACCCGAATCGGGAACTGGTAAAGACGATGAAGTAAATGACAACAGATATCTAATTACTGATTTATCTCTTATACTAGATATAGCAGGTAAAGAGGGTGAAATGAATTTAGAGTGTGTCAAAGAAAGTTTTGCAAAACAGATATCAGAAGCAAAACCACTAGAAGAGATTGAACCTGCGAGAGAAATATAATGAAACATTTTTTTGGAATAGTAGAAGACCGACATGACCCTTTGAAGATTGGACGTGTTCGTGTTCGTATACATGGGATTCATACAGACAACAAATTAAAGATTGCAACACCCGACTTACCATGGGCTCAAGTTATATTACCAACAACCTCTGCTGGTCTTTCGGGAATGGGAATGCAACATGGTCTAGTAGAAGGTTCAACAGTCTTTGGATATTTTAGAGATGGTGAAACATGTCAAGACCCAGTTGTCTTAGGTGTATCTACAGGTGTTCCACAATCAGGATATAGAGTTGATGCATTAGGTAATCAACAAACAAGAACTGTAGATAAAGGATTTAACGACCCACGTAGATTAACACTAGCAGACTATGACGGAACACCTGATGTTGCAAATCCTGAACAGGATTCTCGTAGACCACATGGTTTAACAAGTGCAATTGATTCACAACCAAAGTCACCAAAAGAAATAACAATCAATTATGATGCAACGGGTTCAACAATTACAGAGGTTGAAGCAACAGAAGATATGCTACCATGGTATCCATTATACACTGAAGAATCAGATGTGTCAAGTATTGCACGTGGTGATTCTGTATTAGATAAGAAGATTGAGATAGAAGGACACACTTTCCCCGACTCAGTTGCAGAACCAGTATATCCATATAACAAAGTGTATCAATCAGAGTCGGGTCATGTTATTGAAGTGGACGATACACTTGGTAAAGAAAGACTTTCAACTTATCATAGGTCAGGAACGTTTCAGGAGGTTCACCCTGATGGAAGTGTAGTGCAACGAATCGTAAATGATAATTATCAGATAGTTGCAAAGGACGATAAAATTTATATAGCTGGTAATGCAGACTTAACAGTAGAGAAAGGAAACGTGACAATCAATGTTAACACTGGTAATGTAGATATGAAAGTGTTAAAAGGTAATGTCACCTCAGAGATTACAGAAGGAAATCTAAAAGCAGATATCCTCAAAGGAACAACAGACGTATTATCAGAAGGTAAGATTACAATCACTGGTAATAACACAACAGAAATTATATCAGACACAACAATTACTGGAACACTAACAGTGTCAGACGCAACCACATTACAATCGACATTAGATGTCACTGGTAAACAGACAAATTCAAGTAGTATTACTGCAAGTGGAGAGGTCAAAGGTAAGGGTGTTAAACTTTCAACTCATAAACATACAATTGCTTCAGGTTCTTCTGCTGGAAAGACAAAGAAACCTGATTAGTTTGTATAAATAGATATATGGTAGATTTAGTAAATAACGGAAAAACAGTTGCAACGAAGGATATCTATTCCGATTTAGATATCTTCTTTCGTAAACACCCTATTACAGGTGACGTTGTAAGAAAAACCGATACAGATGCAATCAAAAGGTCAGTTAGGAATATTGTCTTAACTAATAAATTTGAAAGACCTTTTAAACCAAACTTTGGTGGTTCAATCAGAAACTTATTATTCGAATTGAATACTGATAGACAAATAAACAGAATGAAAATAACACTTGCAAAGGAAATAGAGATTTTAGAACCTCGTGTCAATAATGTTCAAGTTGCATTATCAAATCAAGATAATAACAAACTGGACATGACTATCTTTTACAACATAACTAATGGTTCTCCTAATCAAGAGATAGAAATAAACGTTTCAAGGACACGATAATGGCAGTAAAAAGTTCACAATTAAACATAACCGATTTAGACTTTGAGAATATATCAGATAACTTAAAGAACTATCTTAAAGGACAAGACCAATTTAAAGATTATAACTTTGAAGGTTCAAGTATGTCAGTTCTTATTGACTTACTTGCATACTCATCACACATTGGTGCAATCAACACCAACATTGCAGCCTCAGAACTCTTTTTAGATTCTGCTCAAATCAGAAAGAACGTTGTATCACGTGCAAAGGATTTAGGATTTGTTCCTTCTTCCGAAGCCTGTTCAACTGCAATAATAAACCTTGAAATGAAACAAGTAAGAAATGCAGACGGAACTTCCCCGACAACTACTGAAATGCAACTTCCACGTGGAACTACTTTTGTGACAGTGTATGACGGAAGTTCATATAACTTTGTAGTCACAACAACAAAGAGACCAACTCAAAACGGAACTTCATATAATTATAATGACGTAAGTATTGTTCAAGGGACTTATGCAACTGATTCATTTATCTTTGATAATCAACTTGCAAACCCTAAATTCGTTTTATCAAATGAAAGAGTAGACAAAGGTAAGATGATTGTTTCAGTCACCAGTGGTGGTGCAACAGAAACATACACACTTTCTACAGGTATTTCAAATATCACTACAACCTCTACTGTATATTATGCACAAGAGAATGAAGAAGGTTATATTGAAATATACTTTGGTGACGGGACATTAGGTAAGTCATTATTAGACGGAGACGTTATAGATGTGACTTATATTATAGTTGACCAAGACCATGCAAATGGTGCTAGTCAATTTGCACTTAACGGAGTTGTAAACGGATTCACAAACCATGCAGTGACTAACGTTTCACCAGCAAGTGGTGGTGCAGAAAAAGAAAGTATAGAATCAATTAAGTTTAAAGCAACAAAATTCTATACATCACAAAACAGATTAGTCACATTAAACGACTATAAAGCAAAGGTGCAAGAGTATTATCCAAATGCAGACGCCGTTGCAGTATGGGGTGGAGAAGATAATGACCCACCCGAATATGGTAAAGTGTTCGTTGCACTTAAACCACAAAATTCAGATTATCTATCAGATACAGAAAAATCATTGGTCACAAAAAAGTTAAACGATTTAAATATGTTAACTGTTAGACCTAAGATAATTGATGCAGAGATTGTTAAGATTCTAATTACATGTGTATTCAAATACAATGAGAGTGCAACGGACTTATCAATAGGTGAATTGGAAGCAATCGTAAACACTGCAATTCAAAAGTTTGATACAGATAATCTACAAAACTTCGATTCTATTTTTAGACATTCTAATCTACTTAAATCAGTAGACGACTCTAACACTGCAGTTCTATCTAATACATGTAATATTAGATTAAGAAAAAATAATGCAATTAAAGTAGGGGAAACAAAAGGATATAATGTTCTTTTTGGTAATCAACTTTATAATCCACATACTGGTCACAACATGGACTCGGGTGGAATTACAACAACAACAGGTTTTTATGTCCAAGGTGACTCAGTCAATATCAATTATTTTGATGATGACGGAAAAGGTAATTTAAGAAGATATTACCTATCAGGGTCAACTAGACTTTATCAGGATAGTGCAGCTGGAACAGTTGACTATTCTACAGGAAAGATTACAATCAATGCCATTAATATTACCTCAACAGTTAATACTAATTCATCGATTGACTTCACAGTTATCCCTTCGGGAAATGATGTCGTTGCAACTAGAGGTAATCTAGTAGACATTTCTTCTGAAGATATTAAGGTGACAGGTGAAGTAGACACCATTAGTAGTGGTGAAAGCAGTGCTGGTGTAGGGTATACTTCTACCTCAACCAGTTCATATTAATAACACATGAAACAA